GACCATCCCATCGAAGATATTTCCGGTAATCACTCCGGGCCCTCCTGCGGAATTACTAATATTAATCCCATTCCGACCTGAACCCCCGGTTCCTTCATTAAAACTATTCCCCACTATTGTAAACAGTCCTGTGTTATTCAACACAATTCCATTGCTGCTTACTGGTACAATAAAAAGATTTCCCGTGATTTGGGTATTCGGTACTAACGATTCAACATCAATTCCCCTGCCAGTATTAATTCCAAACTGACTAGCCGTGACTGCAAGTTGGTCCAAATTGCTCTGAGACACCGGGACACTAACACCAATATTTGTATCAAAATTACTCTGATTTACTGTAACTCCCTGGATGTAATTCCCATAAACAATCCCCACGCTGAGGAAATTAAATGTACATCCTTGAAAGTTATAAACAATTCCTGTAGGAGCTGCAGTTCCCTGGACAACTACTCCTGTACCAGAAAAATTACTACCCCCACCGACAAACACATTAGTAAAATTCCACTGAGACCAGTTATTAACAGCAATGCCAAAAGACCAGTAATCTGTAGCATTAAAGCCATCCAATCCTCGAATCTCTACATTCGTCACATCCGATTGTGACTGTGGGGCGGGTCCCCCAGTGGTACTGGTATTATTAAAAGAAAGGGCGGCTCCCCCACCAACTCCCCCACCCAAGATTGATAAATCCCGCACATGCGCGGTCATTGTTCCATTAGTCGTGGTGAAGTTGATCCCTCCACCGGCATTTCCAGCCGTCCATCTCAATACAGACACTCCAGGACCATCACCTTTCACAGTGATTGAAGTTCCGTTAACACTATAATTTAAGCCTACATTTGAAAAATTGTAGTATCCGGCCGGAAAGTAAACACAATGAGAAAAAGAAAAGGAAGTGCTATTCAGTGCATTTACCCAGGCAGTGTCATTATTTGCGGAGGCTGTATTATTTCCCCCATTATCCATGACGTTCGCACAAGCTTGATGCTTAACCCCAGAAAGCACCCAACCACCAGCTCCATTAGAAGTGACAGTAACTTCATCTCCCGCATTAAAATTGGAGACAGTAGCAGAACCATAAGCAGGAAAAAGCTGATCCGATCCCTGTGCAAGTATAGAACTTCCAGATGTTCGAAAAACCATACGAATGGAAGTACCATTCGGATATGTACTGCTCACGGGAAGGGTAACAATACCCGCGCCCGAAACACTGAGAATATTATTAACATTTAAAATTCCCAGTGTTACTGGGGCAGTAACTCCAACACTTCCATTAAAACCTCCAACAGCTCTCTGCACAAAAGCATCCGTAGCAAGAGCAGTAGTTGCATCTCCTAAGCCTTGTGTTGGGGCTGTTGGTGTCCCAGAAAAATTAGGTGACAACAAAGGAGCATAAGGAAGCCCAAATAGAGAAGACTGCACAAAAGCAGTCGTAGCCATCTTGGTAGTGTTATCTCCTGCCAGGGGGGTCGGCCCTGTCGGAGATAAAGTGAAAGTAGACTGACCAGTGAAAGTGGAGAAGCCAGCTACTGTCAAATTCTGTACCGGAAAGGTTTGTGCAGAAACTGCGTTGCACAGGGAGAGAAAAATCAATAGAAATTTTTTCATTTTCATTTCTCTTAGCGACGTCGGCGAGCTTGAATAGTACCAGTTGAAGTGCACGTAGAAACACTAAAAGAACCTTGAACAACCAAGTTATATACTTGGCTGCCAGTTAAGGTAACTCGAAAGGGGCTTATATTAATAATATCCCCCTGACCCGCCGCTTTAGTTCCTGTAGTATTTCCTTCCTGAGTGATGCTGGACGGTAAACTATTGGTTGTATTAATTCCAATAACTTGATTGGCTATGACTGTCGTGCCAGCCGGTAAATACTGAGCAGCTCCCCAAACATCCCAGTCGCCTGCTGTTAGAGTAATGGCAGCAACTGTCGTAGGACTAGCACTTGTTAAGGCTATTGCAGTTCCTGTGTTGCTTAAATATTCCCCCACACTCCCCGCATTAGCATTGTTGTTGGTGGTTGTGCCGACAATGCCAGCGGTTTGGGAGGGGGTTAGGTTACCGGTAGTAATAAGAGATGCTGCCGTAACCGTTCCGGTGAAAGTGGGTGAGGTTATAGGTGCGTAGGTCGTGGAGGCGGTGGCCGTAGTGAGATACCCCGGAACGGTCGGCGTGCCAGTGAATGTAGGCGATGCTAGCGGGGCGTAGGTACTAGAAGCTGCGGCAGTCGTTAAATACCCCGGAACTATCGGACTTCCAGTAAAAGTAGGGGAAGCAAGTTGCGCATAGCCGCTTATAGCAGCTCCCGTAGGAATCGTTACCGTACCGGTGAAAGTCGGGCTGACCAATGGAGCATAAGTGCCCGAGGCGGCAGCAGTTGTAAGATATCCGGAAAGGGATGAACCAGCCGGGAGAGCGACGGGGCCCGTGAAGGCAGCTCCGATCAGCGGAGCGTACAGAGCGAACTGGCTGTTGAGTTCTGCCGCAGTGAGCACCTGTCCCGGGGTGAATTGGGCACTGGCAACTGCCGACCAAAGTACCAGCACTACTAAAAGAAGTTTTTTCATCCTAAGGTACTCACGTCAAGAATAAAATCAATATCGAGTCGATAGACCGGGCCGCCAGGGCGCGGAGGATTGGTAGAAGAAGGGGTGCCTGGAGGGTAGATCATCTGACCATTGGTATCGAGAATCGGGCAGCCATAGGTGTCCTGAATCGCCCAGCCACGGTACTGCTGGATGGACGGGTAGAAAGCGGTGTTGACGAAGGCAGGGATGGAGCAGCCGGGGATTGCGAAGCCGGGGATGGCGTTCTCGCCTTGCAGAGTGCAAAACTCCACGTAGGGGAACTCGGTTGTGTCGCAGCGCGGGGGATGGTATGGGCGAGACCAAGGGACAGACTGGTCATCCTTCACACCACGAAGGAAATCCTGCTCATTGCGGACCTCTTTGTGATGCCGACAAACGTACAAGCCGTTCCAAGTGAACATAGCCATGCCGGACTTATTCTTACGTCCGCATAGGTCACAGGTGAAATTCCACTCACCTGACTTGTAGAAATCGGCTTCGCCAACTGGCATTTTCGTTTCTCACCGGGATTACAAAAAGTTAATGTATGTCGAAAACCCACTTAAACCACTGTCCCGACTCCGTTGACCCATACCGGAGGGTTCAGGGATCTACACCAGATAGGTTGATTGATGGTCGTATCAAAGAGATGCTGCCCAATCACCGCGTTAGCGGGCCTCTTCGCGCTGGTTGCCGTCGCGTTGAAATTCCAGTTTACAGTTGCCTGGAGTTGTTGCAGCCATTTCACATCAACTCCTGCAGGAGGTACTGGCGGCAGTACTAGGTAATTAGCCATTTGTTAGTAGTTCCAGCTAGTGCAGTAGCCATGCTTCTGCAGGATGGGGAGTTGGTCGCGGAGCCGGTCGCCGATGTCGGTCCGGTACATAGGAGAATTGGGAATCTCCAACTCCGAAAGATGGCCATACGCGTCGGTTTTCGCCTCCTCCACGGTCCTACCGACACCCGTTACCGTAGCGATAGCATTCCCCGCCGTCACCATCATGGCGCACGTCGCTCCCTTATCATCAATCCCCTCCCCAAGCTTCATATTGAAGGGATGGAAAAAATAACGGTTCTCTTTGGTGATGCCCCAGACAGGGAAGCCAGACAGCTGGTCTTCCTTAAGATGGTGGTTGGGGAAGTCCGGCATCGCTACGAACACCCCAAGAGCAATCTCATCGGAAGGTTGAAATGTATCCCGACCATCTACAGCATCTTTCATCCAGCTAGCTACGTCATGGTGGAGGACCTGCTGGATTAGGAACAGGGGCCAGCCATGCCGGGAGGTGAATTCGAGTGGGTTGAGCAGGCCCTTACGCGGACCTTCTGTTCCGAGCATCACCGCCACATCGATGTATCCAGTGTAGCCGGATCGGATTAGAGCTGCCTCTACAGGAGCTAGTAATTCCATAGCCAACTTGCTCTCTGCAAAGGGGACGTACTTCATCACCGTTCCCATTTCACCAGTGTTGGGCCCACGCTCCTCGTTCATCAGTTTCTTGAATTCGAAGTTTTCCAGGACATGCCCGAGGAAGCCGTTGCGACCCATCCAGCCACCTACAGCCACTTCAATTCCAGGGCAGAATTCCTGAAAGATAAACGGGCATGGCTTTTTGATCGTCCGCTTCCAATGCTGGAGCATGAAGATCATGTCTTTCGCGGACTTGCTGACGTAGCTGAGGGCTTTATCCACGTCCGAGCAGGGCTTGCAGACATAACGGACATCCAAATGGGCTTTCTGCTGGGAGATTGCATCATCCCAATTGGAGAATTTAATGCAGGGGAGGCAGCCAATCCCGGCTTGCTCCAGCACTTCCTGCCCCTTCAGCCGGTCCATTTCCCAGGAAGTACCTTCAACATTCGCCGAGAATATAGGAAACCCGCGTTGTCGGTAGCCTTCCAGCCGCTTCATATAGCGGCAGTTGTCGCTTACTAGAATGAGGTCTGCCCATGCCATAGAGCCTTCCCAGGTCGGGACCTTTCTGACTAGCCCGTCGCCAATGGAAACCCGTTCGAAGGTCTTCTCATCG